TGGCGGCTTGGATTTCAGCGCGCAAAGTAGGAACAGCGGAAGCGCAAGCAAAGGCGTCGGACGACAGAGCATTAGAACGGGAGGCAATCGCAACGCGGATTGTTAACGAGGAACGAGCGTCGAACACGAAACAAACCGAAGTTATAAAAGGGGCTTTGAATGTTAAAAAAGAAAATAGTGTTGTTGATGATGATGTTATTAGTAAGCGGTTGCGCGAAGAATGGTCGCGCGACTAATCAGGCGCAATCAATATCGGACGCAATCCAAACAAAACCCGTCGTAATCGATACGGGTTGCAATTGGGCGTCCATTATATGGATTTCAAAAGACGACGTTTTAACAGCGGGAACGGCTCGGCAAATATACGACAACAACACGATTATCGTTAGAAACTGCGGACCGCAAAACGCACCTTAACAAAGTAGCCCGAATGGTTTATAGTACGAACAACACTGTAAATCAAACGGGCTTTTTAACATGATAGAAGAAAACAACGAAGACCAACAAAAAGCAGAATATGCAAATTTGTTGTTAAAAGAACGCGACCCGTTCAAGGCTGCGATTTTACTTTTCCCAGCTAACACAAACCGCGCCTTATGGGTTGCGAATCATTGGCCGCACGACCCTGTTGTAAAAGAATTTCAAAAAAGCCTTTTATCTGCTTCCGACGAACTCGACTTTCTACCAACAAAAGCAGAACTTGCGCGTGACATTTGGGAAAAAATGAAAGGTGTTACGACAAGCGAAGGCCGTCAAATCGCACCTTCTCCGGATGAATATTCGAAGCTTGCAAAGCTATACGCCGACGTTCGCGGATTTATCGAAAAGCCGCAAAACAATCAAAACATAACCGACGTTATTCCGAAAGCAATTGAAGTACCAACGCACGGAACAAATGCGGAATGGGAAGCAGCAGCAGCAACACAACAACGGGAACTATTAGATGTTAGCCGAAGCCGCCACTAAACAAAGAAGTTTAAACACAGAAGTCGTCAATTCGCCCGACCCGGAAATAATATGGCGACCGCTTCCAGGTTCGCAAACAATTGCGCTTGATTCTCGATGCGACCATACGCTTTATGAAGGCGCACGCGGTCCTGGAAAGACAGTAACGCAGTTAATGCGCTTCCTTCGTCATGTTGGCAAAGGGTACGGCCAGTTTTGGCGCGGTGTTATATTCGACCTTGAATTTGATCACTTGTCGGGTCTTGTCACTGAATCGAAAAAATGGTTCGGTAAATTCGGCGACGGTGCAAGGTTCTACGAATCAACGTCGGCTTACAAATGGGTTTGGCCTAGTGGCGAAGAACTTCTCTTTCGTCATGTAAAGAAAATTGCAGATTATGAAGGCTTCCACGGTCACGAATACCCGTTTATAGGCTGGAACGAATTAACAAAACATCCCAGCGGCGCGCTGTATGACAAATTTATGTCGGTCAATCGTTCGTCTTTTGACCCTGTTATAAATACGCCTCAATTGAAATCAACAAACGGCGAAAGCGTTCGCTATTTGACAAATGACGGCAAGCCACTTCCGCCAATACCTTTGGAAATATTCAGCACAACAAACCCAAACGGCCCCGGTCACAATTGGGTCAAACGTCGTTTTATTACAATCGCACCGCGTGGCAAAGTAGTTCGAACAAAAATTGAAATATTCAACCCGCAGACCGAAAAAAACGAAACTGTCGAACGAACACAAGTTGCAATATTCGGAAGCTATCGCGAAAACAAATATTTACCGCCTGGTTACATTGCCGAACTAGAAAGCATAAAAGATGAAAACCTTCGAAAAGCCTGGTTGTATGGTGATTGGGACGTTACAGCAGGGGGTGCGCTTGACGATATTTGGCAAACTCATATTCATGTATTGCCGCGCTTTGTTGTTCCTTCTAGCTGGCGTATTGATAGGGCTTACGACGACGGTTCGTCACATCCTTTTAGTGTGGGATGGTGGGCAGAAGCCGACGGCACAGAAGCATTAATTGTTTTAAGTGACGGCACGGAGTTTACATTTTGCCCGCAGCCGGGTTCCTTAATTCAATTGTTCGAATGGTACGGAACGGAAGAAATCGGAACAAACAAAGGTTTGAAATTGTCGGCGTCTAATATTGCGCAAGGTATTATCGACCGTGAAGTTTCGATGATGGCGAACGGTTGGATATATTCGCAACCTTGGCCCGGTCCGGCGGATAATCGAATCAGGCAAACAATAGATAGCGAACTTGACACAATTGAAAAAATAATGTCGAAGAAGGGCGTTCGATGGATTGAGTCGGACAAATCACCAGGTTCGCGAATCATCGGTTTGCAGCTAATTCGGGACAGGCTCGAAAATTCTGTTAAAAAGGAAGGTCCGGGATTATACTTCATGGCGAATTGTTCCGCGTGTATTGAAATATTACCCACATTACCAAGGGACCAAAAGAAAATAGACGACGTTGACACAACAGCCGAAGACCATTGTTATGATATGGTTAGGTATCGCGCTTTAAAAGGTGCAAACAAAGCAGCGACTAAATTTAAACTAATTATGCCGACTTAAGGAATTAACATGCCGAACGTAGCTTTTACAAGATTGGAACTAACAAGACTTTTGCCGCAATACAGACTGATTCGCGACGCACTTTCGGGCGAAACAACGGTAAAAGCAGAAACGACAAAGTATTTACCAATGCCGAACGCGGCCGATACTTCGCCGGAAAACAAAGCACGATACGACGCTTATTTAAACAGAGCCGTTTTTTATAACGTTACTCGACGAACTTTGTTCGGCCTGGTCGGACAAGTATTCATGCGCGACCCTGTTATTGAAGTTCCTTCGCTTTTAAAACCGCTTGTTGCAAACGCAACGGGGTCCGGTGTTAATTTAACGCAGCTTGCAAAAAAAGCAATGTCGATAAATCTTGCATTTTCGCGCGGTGGAATTTTCATCGACTACCCTGTTACAAACGGAACGGGTGCTTCAATTAAAGAACTTGAAGAAGGTTTAATTCGTCCTACTTTGTTTGTTTATACACCGGATACAATTGTAAATTGGCGAATGACAGACAGAGGTGCCGAAGAAGTATTGTCGCTTGTTGTTATTTATGAAACATGGTGTGTTCTTGATGACGGTTTTGAAATGACAAACGCCGGACAATTTCGCGTTTTAAGACTTGACGAAAACGGCGAATATATACATGAAGTATGGCGCGAAGCTATTCCGACCAAAACAGACGGCATTAATGTAAAGAAAGGCGACTTTCAACAGCATTCAATTTACAAACCAACGGATTCAAACGGGGTTCGTTTGAACAGAATTCCTTTTATGTTTTTCGGTTCTGAAAACAACGACAGCAGCCCGGACAATCCGAACTTTTATGATTTGGCTTCTTTGAATATGGCGCATTATCGAAACAGTGCCGACTATGAAGAAAGCTGTTTTATTGTAGGACAGCCGACGCCAGTGTTAACAGGATTAACCGAAGAATGGGTGACGGGCGTTTTAAAAGGGTCTGTAAACTTCGGTTCGCGCGGTGGTATTCCTTTGCCTGTTGGTGCAACGGCATCATTACTTCAAGCGCAATCTAATACAATGATTAAAGAAGCAATGGACACAAAAGAACGACAAATGATTGCATTAGGTGCAAAGCTTGTTGAACAAAAAGAAGTCCAACGAACAGCAACAGAAGCACAGATTGAAGCTACTTCCGAAGGGTCTTCGCTTTCGACTGCTGCAAAAAACGTTTCTGCTGTATTTGAATGGGCTTTAAAATGGGCGGCTCGTTGGGTTGGTCAACCTGATACAGCAGTAAAATTCGAATTGAATACAGATTTCGACATTTCACAAATGACGCCGGAAGAAAGACGCGAAGTTGTTGAAGAATGGCAGAAGGGTGCAATTACGTTCGAAGAAATGCGAACTTCGCTTAGAAAAACAGGCGTTGCAACGGAAGACGACGCAGTTGCAAAAACTAAGATTGCGGCCGACACAGTTGCAGCAATGGCAATCGCAGCAGTTGCAAACGAACCTGGCGACGGTTCTTCCAACGATGATAATGTGGGTAAGGAGGAATAAAAATGGCTCTTTCTGATAACATGCGATTGTATGACATTTCAACAAGGCTTGCTGTATATACGGAAGACGTTGCCGTTTATCAGTCGAAACAATTCGCATTTGTAATTCGCGACGTAAACAAAACGCTTATAAACTTACTAGGTCGTGTTCAATATAAAACATTGGACGGCCTTTCGAAAGCGCAGTTGAACAAACTTGTAATTGAACTTAGAAAATCACAATCTAAGATTTACACGCAATACACAGAAATGTTGTTGAATCAATTAAAAGAATTTATGCGCGTTGATTTGGAAGTAAACCGCCGCGCATGGGTTACTGGTTATATTGAACTTGACGACGAAGAAAGCGAAATTATTTCGGACGAAGAAGCAATTCAGTTTTTAATTGAAACGCAAAACAACGAAGCAAACCCGCTTTTCGGTTTGGCTGCTGTCACAGGAAGCGACGAAAAAATTTGGTCGCAAATTGTAAATTCACCAATACCAGCAAACGGATTGTATTTACTTCCTTTTATTAAAACGTTTGCTAATTCAGCACAAGCGGGCGTTGAAAATATAATTCGTAAAGCATGGGCTAACAAATTGACAGTAAGCGAAACGCTTTCGCAATTGCTCGGTGAAGGCGACAACATACAAGGCACATCGTCGCAAATGCAAAGGCTTAACACACAAGCAAGCGCAGTTATAAGCACGTCGTTTTCGCACGTTGGTTCGATTGTTGCCGCTGGTGTTGTTTCTTCAATTTTCGGTCGTTATGTTTGGCGGTCGGTGATGGACGGAGGCACAACGCCAATTTGCAGAAGCCGCAATTTGCAAACATTCGTTTTCGGCATGGGTCCATTACCCCCGGCGCATATTCGTTGCCGTTCCCACATATCACCGTTATTTAATGCGAAAGATATCATCGAAGAAACGTTTTATGCATGGGTTATAAGACAGCCGTTTAACGTACAAGACGACATTTTAACAAAAGAAGGAGCCGCCGCAATTCGCACCGGAAAGATAAAAGCGAATGACGTTGGTAAATATGATTCAAAACAATACTTGACCTTTGCCCAATTTAGAAAGAAAATAAACGAAATACTATCCCGTTAATACAGTGTATTAACAAAACAAACCAAGGAGTCCTTGAAAATGGCGCTTAAAAAGAAAATTACAAAAGCACAACACGACGCACTTTCGGAAGTAATGAAAGCTGAATACATTGAAGACGGCGAAGGCTTTCGTTTAGATTTAGAAGGCGACGAAGACAACGGCGCATTAAAGCGCGCAAAAGACAGAGAATCACAACTTCGCAAGGATGCAGAAAAAGCACTGAAAGAAGCACAGGACCAACTTGACGCACTAGGCACGGACGACGCACGCAAAAAGGGCGATATCGCAACACTCGAAAAAAGTTGGCAAACAAAGCTTGATTCGCAAAAAACGGAATATGAAACGAAGGTTAATAAATTAACGGCGCACACAACAAAAAGCCTGGTTGATAACATTGCGTTGCAATTAGCTACGGAGTTGAGCAAAACAGCGCCGAAATTATTAATACCTCATATTCGTTCACGCCTTCAAGCAAACTTTGACACAGACGAACCGACAACGCGTATTCTTGACAAAAACGGTCAACCTTCCGCGTTAACAATTGCAGAACTTAAAGCGGAATTTGTTGCAGACGCGGACTATTCTGCTATTATCACAGCTAGTAAGGCGTCCGGCGGTGCCGAAAAACCTTCGAATATTGGAGGCAGTGCCCCGAATTTTAACGGCGAACAAAACAAAGCAGACCTTTCGAAAATGGGGCCAAAAGAATTGGCAGCACATTTAACGGAAGCGAAAGCACAAACTAACCAACAATAAGGACGCTTAACAATGGCTCTTTCCGATTTAGCAGTTTATTCCGAATACGCGTACGACTCTTTCACAGAAGTATTACGCCAACAAATTAATTTATTCAACAGTGCAACATCAGGCGCAATTACGCTTCAAGGTGCGGCACACCAGGGCGATTATTCAGACACAGCTTTTTTTGCTAAAGTATCGGGCGGCTTGGTTCGTCGTCGTAATGCATACGGCAGCGGTGCGGTTTCTGAAAAAGTAATGAAGCACGTAATCGATACGTCGGTAAAAGTTGCAGCAGGAACGCCGCCGATTCGCCTTGACGCTGGTCAATTCCGATGGATTCAACAAAACCCAGAAGTCGCAGGCGCAGCAATGGGCCAACAATTAGCAGTCGATACAATGGCCGATATGCTAAATGTGGGATTAGGTTCTGTTTATTCAGCACTTGCTCAAGTTCCTGGCGTTGTTTTCGATGCTACGAGTTTGACCGCACCCGCTAACCTTCCAAGCTGGGACAACCTAAACAACGGTCAAGCGAAGTTCGGCGACGCTTCTTCGCAAATTGCTGTTTGGTTGATGCACAGTACGCCAATGCACAAGCTTTACGCTAAAAACTTAGCAAATAGCGAACGTTTATTTACATACGGTAACATTAACGTAATTCGCGACCCATTCGGCAAATTGCTTGTGATGACTGATTCACAAAATCTTGTTTCTGTTGGCGCTGGTGCAACGCCAAGCGTTTATCATACGTTGGGTCTTGTACCTGGTGCCGTAATGATTGGGCAAAACAACGACTTTGACGCAGCCGAAGAAACTAAAACAGGCGACGAAAACATTACGCGTACTTATCAGGCGGAATGGTCTTACAACGTCGGTATTAAGGGTTTCGCATGGGATAAAGCAAACGGCGGCGCTTCGCCAACAGACGCAGCTTTGTTTACTTCTACAAATTGGGACCGTTACGCAACATCAGACAAAGACGTTGCAGGTGTAATTGTAGAAACAAATTAATTTTTTAAATCAATGGCGGGGCTTCGGTCCCGCTTTTTTCTAACCATAAATTAAGGTCAATAAAATGAAGCCAGCAAAGATTTTATTTTTCGTGGACGGTCACGCCCCAACAAGTGACGATTTCAAAGAAGCGGCTAAACTTTCAGCAAACGTTGTTTTTCGAAACGCGCGTGCGGTTCCTTCCGAAGCTCATTCGCTTGAAACTTGCGACGGCGTTGCGGGTAAAATTCCACCGCTTTATGCTGCAAAATTTGAAACAGCAGAAAACGCAATTGCTTTAAAAGAAAAAGCACTTTCGGAATTATCAAGCTTAGTAGGTGACGAAAAAGCACCAAAAGCGCAAACTGAGAAGAAAACAGCCGTTGATAATACAAAGGCACCAATTAAACCAGAAGACGCCAAGAAAGCGCCGGAATGGAACCCAAACACAGCAGTATAAACAAAGCGGGCTTGTTGCTAATTGTGGGCAAGCCTTATTTGCCATTTCGCAAGGTGATATCAAAAAATGCCTATTTCAATAATTGTAGAAGACGGAACGGAAGTCGCAAACGCAAACAGTTTTTCAAGTGTTGCAGATGCAAGGCTTTACGCTGAAAACAGAGGAATTGAACTACCAACAGACGACGACGAAATTGCGGCAATGCTTATCAATTCGGCCGATTATATCGAAGTTCAAGAATGTCGTTTTCAAGGTTCCCGTACTTCTTCGACTCAATCCCTAACATGGCCCCGCAGCGGCGTTTATTTAAACTGCGATTCGCTACCTTCTAACATCATTCCAAAGTCATTAATAAACGCTCAAATACAACTTGTGCTTGCAATAAATGCGGGTTTCGATTTGCAGCCTAACATTTCGCCGCAAGATTATGTTATTAGCGAAAAAGTAGGTCCTATTGAAACAGAATACGCAAACCCGTTAAGCGTTGGAATCATGCCCACATTTACTGCGGTAAATGCTTTGCTTGCGCCTTTGTTTGGCGAATGCGCTTCTTCTAAATTTTCTATATTTACTAGACGGGTTTAAAAAAATGGCTCAATTTGACAGACAAATAAAAACAGCAATTAAGCTAATCTTGAAAAACGGAGTTGCTGCAAAATGGCGCATTATAGACGACCCTGTTACGGATGAAGAATTAACGCCCTGGAAGCCTGGCGCGTATACCCCGGAAGACAAAGACGTTGTTATTTGCTTTTTGCCAGTTAGTACGCAAGCAATGCAGTCCTTTAACTTTATAAACGGAACCGACGTGCCGAAAGGTTCTACAATGGGTTTAATGGGCAACGTTGATTTCGAACCTAATTTGAAAGACGTTGTTATTTACGACGGCAAACAGTTGCGAATTGCAAGCATTGATTTGCTTTCGCCTAATGGGCAAAAAATACTTTATACGGTGATATTTAAACAATGATTGAATATGACAAAGTTAACGATGAAATAAACGCGCTTTTTTTATCAGCATGGAAGGAAGACACGCCGGAAGTTGTCGGATATGTTCCCGAAATACGTTGGCAGGGTTTGCAAAAAAGGAGTATTCCGGATGGTTCAAAATTTTGGTGTCGTATTTCGAAACAAACTGTTTTTGAAGAACAAGCAACGCTGTCGACGTGTGAAGGTGCGCCGGGTCAAAAAAAATATACGGCGTCGGGCCTCGTCTTTGTTCAATTGTTTTGTCCTAAATCTGAATCAAACGCTTTCGGACTTGGTGAACAACTCGCAAAAATAGCGCGTGACGCATTTCGCGGAAAGTCAACAGAAAATAACATTTGGTTTAGAAATGTAAGAATAAACGAAATTCCGGACGAAGAATTATACGAAAGATTTAATATAGTTGGCGAATTTGAATACGATGAATTAAATTATGTAATACCAGAAGCCGAAATTATTGTTCCGCAGCCAATGCGAAGTTATTTCAAGCCAAGCGGTTCGAATTATTTTTCTTTGCCTACAATGGCGCTTCGAAGTGGTAATATTTTAAGATTTGACTTTTTAGCAAACACAGAAAACCCAACGGGCACGGTTATAATTTTATCTCACATAACTGGTTCAAATTCGATAACAGTCGGCGTTACATCATCGGGAACGTATTTCGGGTCAGATCGTGTGTATACTTATATTGACGGTGTTCGTGTTTACGACGGATTTGTTTTTCCTACGGATGGTTTGAAGCATACCTTTGAAATAGTAGGGGTTTCTTACGGCCAGGTTTCGCGAATTCATACAAGATATTCCGGCGAACTTAATTCGCGTTTTGTTATTTGGAATATCGAATGTACAGCTTCGGACCAAGGCGCGTTTTTTTATGCTGTTGACGAAGGTTCCGGTTCTGTTTTATATGATACTATGCAAGAAAAGACAGGTTCAATTGTAGGCGATTTGGCAAGCAGTTGGTACGAAGACGTTTTCAAATAAACAACAAAACAAATAAAAAAGGGGCCAATCATGGTTTGTAAAATTAGCAAAATAGATAGTAATATAACGGGGCTTTCGTTCGCGGAAGAAGAATGTTTAAAAGAATTACCAGGCACAGCAGGGGCGAGCGCAGTTTGGTTCGGATTGGAACCAAACTCGTACAGTGATTTCGGCGGCGACCTTTCAACAGTTGCCCGCGCACCGATTGACCCTTCTCGCCAAAACAAAAAAGGTGCAATAACAGACCTTGATGCGTCGGGCGGTTTTAATACAGATTTTACAAAATCGAATATCACCCGTATTTTGCAAGGTTTCTTTTTTGCGGACGCTCGCCAATTGCCGTCAACAAGTCCTTTAAACAGCGCAGCTTTAACAATCGGGGCTGTTACTGCTACAACTAAAACATACGCATTGTCTTCCGGCGGTACTTCTTTTGCTGCGGGTCAAATGATTTTTGCAAAAGGCTTTGCAAATGCGTCAAACAACGGATTAAAAACGGTTGCGTCTTCAACTGCGACGACTGTCGTCGTTACCGAATCGCTAATTAATGAAACAGCACCTTCGACAGCAAGTTTCGAAACTGTTGGTTATCAGTTCGCAGCAGCCGACGTTAATTTTGCAATTGTTGACGGTGTTGCGTCCATTGTTTCAACAACAACGGTTTTCACTTCTTTTACAAGCTTGTTCCCTGGAATTTGGGTATTTATTGGCGGCGACCTTGCTGCGAATCGATTTGCAAATAATGTGGGCTATGCTCGAATCAAGTCAATTTCTGCAAATTCAATTGTATTTGACGATACAACTTTTGCAGGCGTTACGGAAACGGGAACGGGCAAGTCGATTCGAATGTTTGTCGGAACTGTTATTAAAAACGAAAAAATACCTTCGTTGATTAAACGCCGTTCTTACAATATCGAACGTCAATTAGGCGAAGGTGAAAACGGAACGCAGGCCGAATATTTAGAAGGCGCGGTTTCGAATGAGTTTACGCTTAACATTCCGCAGGCCGACAAGCTTAACGCGGACTTGGGTTTTATTGCTTGTGCCAATACGTACAGAAGCGGCGACACAGGCGACAAATTGAAAGTAGGAACGCGAAATTCGGCACCAGGTGAAGACGCGTACAATACATCGTCCGACATTTACAGAATAAAAATGGCAGTCCACAACGCAGCGTCGTCTACACCGACGGCTTTGTTTGGTTATGTATCAGAAGCAACAATTTCAATTAACAACAACGTATCACCAAATAAAGCGGTTGGTATTTTGGGTGCTTTTGATACAACAGCAGGGAACTTCGAAGTCGGCGGAAGTTTAACAGCGTATTTCACAACGGTTGCAGCAGTGAAAGCAGTTCGCGCAAATGCCGACGTTGGTTTGTCAATTATAGGTGCTGCAAAAAATGCAGGTTTTATATTTGATATTCCTTTGCTCGGTTTGGGCGGTGGTCGTTTGAACGTAGAAAAAGACGCACCAATTACTGTACCACTTGAACCAGCGGGCGCAGAAAATACGAACGGTTATACGTTATTGCATGAAGTTTTTGCGTATCTTCCTACAGTAGCAATGCCAAGTTAATTCGGATATAATCAAAAGGTCGGAATGTTCCGGCCTTTTTTCATTTAGCGGAGTTATTGCAATGTCAGGATTACATAAACAATTTAAAACAAACCCAACGAAAGAAAGCGAAGGAATTCGAATCGAATTTCAAGAAGCGCAAAACGATGACAAAACAATACCTGTTTTCATCATTTCTCGAATGGGTAAAGCAAACAAGGCTTATTCAAAAGCACTTGAAGCGGCAACGCGTCCTTACCGTCGACAAGTCGAACTTGGCACAATGAAAAACGAAGTTGCCGAAGCAATTTTCTTGCAAGTTTTCATCGATACTATTTTGCGCGGCTGGGAAAACGTACAAGACGAAAACGGCGAATTGCTTGTTTATTCAAAGGAATCGGCTGTTAAACTTTTAACAGAACTTCCGGACGTTTACGAGCGTTTACAAGAAGAAAGCAAAATTTCTTCAAACTTCCGTGATTTTACATTGGAAGAAGAAGCAAAAAACTAATTGAAGTTTTGACGCATTTGTTAGAACTTGGACCACACGAACAGTCCATTGCAAAACAAGCAATGCGAGCCGGGCAACCATTACCGGACCGCATTGCAAATGCGCCAGAACTACAACTAGGATTACAACTATATTTACAAGCTTTTTTCGACTTAGATTCGGAACGTTCGCACGGTCAAGGGCTTACATCAATTCCCTGGACTTCTATCGCTTCTTATGCAATTGCTTTTGAATTCGACAACGACCAGACAGAAGACCTTTATTTTTTTGTACGACGTTTGGATTCGGAGCATTTAAAAAAACTAGCAGCAAAACAAGCGACGAAAAAATGAAAAATACATTAACAGGACTTGCCGAAAGGCTTGAAAAAAAAGCAAAAGAAATAAACAACGCTGCTTCGGAAGCATCGGTAAAGGCGGCTTTGTCTATTGTGGGCGAACTTGCATACCGAACCCCCGTTGATACTTCAAATGCTTTGTCAGGCTGGCAAGTCTCGTTAATTAACCCCACACTAGGCCGAATAGGTCCACACTTCCCCGGTTTAAATGGTTCTACGTATAGACAAAGCGCATCAGAAACAATTACTATTGCAAAACAAGTTTTGAAGAACAAAAAGCCTGGTGAAATTATTTATATTACGAATAACGAACCTTATATTCGACGATTGAACGACGGTTATTCGGGACAAGCCCCGGCCGGATTTGTTGAAAGGGCCGTTCTGATAGGACGAAAATCATTAGCATCATTTAAAATCAAGGATTAGCCGCGAATGAGTGACGAAAACATTGAAATAAAAATCACCGACAAGGTTGATTCGTCAATCTCGTTAAAAATTAAAGCAATCGCGGCCGATTCAAGAACAGCAGATTCGGCGCTCGTTAATTTACAAAAACAATTAAATTCCTTAAACGGTGCCGGATTAAACACAATTTTGCAAAATGCAACAAAAGCTTCAACGGCTTTAGCACAAACAACAATTGCCGCGCAAAAATTAGCAACAGAGCAACAAAGAACAGCAGCAGCGGCGGCCATTGCAGCAGCAGCACAGACGCGCGCAAATACAGCAAGCATTGCAGGGGCCACGGCTCAAGAACGTTTGACAGCAGCAACAGCGCGCGCACAATCGGCACAAACACAAAGCGCAACAGCAGCGCAACGACTTGCAACAGAACAACAACGCACTTCAACGGCGACATCAGCCGCAGCCGCAGCAAACGACCGTGCTGCGCTTTCTGCGCTTAGACTTCAACAGGCGCAAGATAAACAAACGGCGTCAATGCAACGCGCAACAACTTCGCTAAGCACTTATTTAAAGGCCGCTGCTGGCATTGCAGGGGTTTCGCTTTCGGCAAATGCGATTTTGTCAAGCGCCGACGCTTATGTTACTTTGCAAAATAAATTGCAAAACGTTGCCGAATCACAAGAACAAGTCAATGTTTTAACAAAAGAATTATTCAGCCTTGCAAACGAAACAAGGTCAAGCGTAATTGATACAGCAACGGCGTTTACACGTTTCGACCGTGCTTTGTTGTCAATGGGTAAATCACAAGAAGACACGCTTCGATTAACTGGAACAATTAACAAGGCTTTGATTGTAGGCGGCGCAACAGCGCAGGAAGCTTCGTCCGCGTTGCTTCAATTATCACAAGCTTTTAACGCTGGAAAATTACAAGGTGACGAATTTCGCGCCGTATCCGAAAACATGCCAATTGTTTTGGACGCAGTTGCACAAGCAACAAACCAGCCAATTAACAAAATTAAAGAAATGGCAAGCGAAGGAAAAATAACAAGTGAAGTTTTATTCAAAGCTTTCAGTTTAATCGAAGACAAAGTGAACAGCACTTTCGGTAAAACTTTACCCACAATGGGCCAGGCGTTTACCGTTCTTAAAAACAACGCAATGCAGTTTTTCGGAGAATTGAATACAGCAACGGGTTTTACTGCAACACTTGCCGCAATTATGCTTTCGCTTGCTGCTAACATGAAAACCGTTGCTGTTATAGCGACCGGAATTGGTGTTGCAATGTTGTTTGCTTTTGGTCCTTCTATCCTGGCGGCAATTGTCGGAGTAACGACAGCAATAAAAGCGTTTACAATTGCACTTGCAATGAATCCGGTTGGCTTGATACTTGTTGCGCTTTCAACTGCAATTGCTTACTTCACTTTGTTTCGTGATGAAATTAAGTTAGGAATAGACGACGTTACGACATTAGGTGACTTTTTTAGTGTTGTTTTCAGCGGTATGATTTCTGTAATAGACAACGTTAAAACCTCAATTAGTGAATTGTGGGCAACATTGTTCGACAGCGCCGAAGTAAGCCTTTCTGATACATCAGCAGCCGTTACAAACGCGACGGGTTCTTGGTATGACGATTATGCTGCATTTTTCGAAACTAACCGTACAGGTTGGGCCGCTGCGCTAGAATGGGCGGCTAAAACATTCGACGCAATTGCGGGCCTTTTAACAGGGCTTGGTACTTTTGCAGGTCGCGCACTTGCTCAAGTTGTAATTAGTGTACAGGGTGCAATTGCATCGGCTTATGACTTTATCGCGTCTTATGTCGAACGCGTAACAAACATGGCAATTGAAGCAGCAAACAAGCTTCGTTCGTTAGTCGGTAAAGCCGCTTATGAATTAGTTGATTTTGAAAAAATGGGTTCTTCGGGTGCAAGTGAATTCGAAGGTTTTGGCAAACTATGGGCCGAATCATTAGAAGACGGATTCAAATCACAAGGCGGTTCACTTCAAGCTTTATTGAATGATACTTTTAGCAAAGCGGCTTCAATCGGCGAAAGTAGAAAAACAGCAAACCCGGTTTCGTTGCGAGGTTCCAGCAGTTCGAAACTTTCAACAGATACAGACGCAACAAGCGCAAAATCGGCAGAACGTCGCGGTCTTGCTTTGGAAAAAATAAACACGCAGTTAGACAACGAAATTGCAAGAATGTATCAATTGCAACCGCAGCGCGAAGCACAAGCGAAATTTGACCAAATTGAAGAAGCGTTGATTCAAAAGAAAATTACATTAACCGACAGCGAAGTTGCTTCAATTAAACAAAAAATAACAGCAGTTCAAGACGCTTCGGAAGTTCAAAAACAATTTGATTCAATTTACAGCGAATCAATAGGACCGCTAAAAGAATACACAGCAACGCAAGAAGCTGCGAACAAACTTCTTTCAATTGGTGCAATATCTCAGGAACAGTATTCAAGTTCAATGCTTAAATCGTCGGAAGCGTATGCGAATTCGCAAGACCCTATGCGCCAATACAACAAAGATTTGCAACAGCAATTTGATTTACTTTCTTTATTGCCTAAGCAGCGCGAAATAGAACAGCAAGTAATGCAAGTTCAAAACGATTTGCTTACAAAAGGAATTCAGTTAAATTCGGAAGAACTTTCCCAGCTTCGCGAACGTTTGATTTTGCTTCAACAAGTAAACGCAGTTGCGCAACAAGAAGCTTCGCTTTTAGAATCAAGCGTTACAAGTCGACAAAACTATATCGACCAATTGACCGCCATTAATAGGCTTAAAAACGATCAATCGTCGGGCTTTACACAAGGCGACGCAGCAGGCGCAACAGACGGCCTTTTGCAAGGAATGGGTATCGATACAACCAATTTTCAATCAAGCATTGATTCACAATTGGCGTCATATCAAACATACACCGAACAATTGAAAATGTTAAACGACCAAAAGTTAATTTCCGACCAGGAATACGCGTCGGCTTCGATGCAAGTCGAACTTGGTCGCCAAAACGTTTATTTAAATTCAGCAAGTTCGTTTTTCGGAAACTTGGCATCGTTGCAAAGTAGCAGCAATAAAAAAATGGCTGCTGTTGGCAAAGCTGCGGCAATTGCTCAAGCAATGATTAGCACATACCA